GTTGTCTGTTTCTTGTCCTTACGTCGAGGCTTGAAGTTATCTAAATAATCATCCTCGGTTATAATGCCAGGTGCAAATGTCACAGGTTGTTCGAACCGTGCGACAGGTGCATTGGCATATCCCCCAATAGGGGGTAAAGAATCGCCTGAAAGGGTCCATGCAAGATAATCGTTAGGTTGCCATACTCTGGCGTGGCCAAGGCTTAGTGCAGTCTTCTTTTCAACTTGCGATTTAGCTAAGTGTGGCCCATGTTTACCATCATGTTTGTGCTCACGATCATATTTACCTTCGAAGGTATCCGTGACAATAGTCAGCTGAGGTGCTTTAATATCTATTGTACACTCGAGATTCTCTTGTCGAAATTCGTAGGGGACCTCCCAACCTTTGATGTCAGTCATCATATTCAGGTAATCAGGATGGGGATAACGAACTGGATTCACGATATGGTCATGTGGAATTACATCGCCATCAAGAATCACTGGTTTCTTGGTCTTGACCGGTTTAGGTGCATGACATAGAGGCGGTGTTAAGAAATCCTCTACCTGATGGCAACTCATTAGCCATTTAGTGAACCTCTTAAAGTCAAAATTAGGTAGGGCACGTACAACGTAGTCATCCATCCAGTCAGCGGCGTCATTACGATATTGTTTGTCTAAGTCGTGGACGGCTAACCAGGATTGCATAGCTGCTAATCTGTGATTAAACGGTATCTCACCAGTAATGGCCATTACCGCTTGGGTCAATGGTCCAATAATTGGGGTCGAATGATCAGAAAGAGCGTATGATCGAATTTTCTCCAGGAATCGCATCGTCGGCGTGATGTCGAGTTCCATATTTACGGTTGTATGAAATTTAGATAATTGGCGGGGTAAGTCGCAACAGGAGGTGACGTCTCCGAACCAAACATTGGGTGAATAAATCCTAGCAAGGAATTTGATTCCAAACTTGCCACGGTTTACGCGCTCAATAGTTAGTTCTTGGCCTGTATGCCGAGCAGCAACAAGATACCATTTTTCAGGTATCATGGCTGAGAGACCGTCATCGCCTCCGTAAATACCAAGATTACTCCACGATTGGTCATACGTTTTACCAGCTAAGAAATTAGCATAAAAGGCGATAAAAGCGTTGAAAATCGTATTGAATATGGAGGTTTCTGGTGAACCCGAGGCCCGTGAAAAGCCCGTTTCGTACCATGTATCGAAACGGCCGTATCCCTGCATGTTGAACTGTTGATCATGTAATTTAAAAAGTTCAGCGTGGTACTCTTGTCGAAATGATTGTGCGAGTACCATGCGTTCAAGCATGCGCATGATATTGCTACCATGCCCATCAAATTTGCTGAAATCAGTGTTAGTAGCAAAATCTGCATGGTTCAAGACATTGGCTACACGATTTGCTATGTCTTGTGGGGTTTTGGCGAAAGCGTACCACTCTTTGTCTTTGAGAATGACTTCTAGTGCGTACATATACCGTGAATACTCTCGCTTAACGGCGGGGTTTATTATGGAGATAGGACGGGGTGGCTTGGGTGCAGCATAACTCTCACCTTTAATGAACATGGAAACACGAGCGACCGGATGGGTCACAAGGTTTGACCAAAAGTTCATACGTTGAGATGGGCGATGCTGACGATCAAGGACCTCGTCATAATCAGTGGGATGAAGTTGTTGTGGTTGTTTAATGAGTCTTTTAACGAATTCTTGCATAGCATAGAAAAGATGCGGTGTGAGAATAAGTTCCTCAGGTTTGACATCATTCAATCTCGCTTTAATACATTCTTCCTCATTAGGCTTGTTTTTATAAGGAGCAAAGGAAGCGTGGACTAAAGGTTGCATAAATGCTTTAAGTGTTGGTTTATATTTATCAAAAGCATCATAGGGGCGAAATTGGTAACTCCTAACACCCATGGATACTGGACAAACGACATCAGGTTTGTGGCCTGCTCGTGTCCGATGATATTCAAGGAGTGGTAAGGCGTTAGTTTTCTCGCCGTCGACTAGTGCTTGTACTTGAGATAGTGTCAAATCGTGTTTGTTGGTGCGCGCTAAAGCACCTACTGCATCATCGAGCGGTGCGGGCACGGTGATGCATAGGAATTGGTTAGGATAGCCGGTTGATACACGAACACCTGTAGTGTCTTTGGTCATAAGTCGTGTAAACCCTTTACCGGCATTAACTTTGAGGCGGCTAAGAGTGTGTCCTTGAATGAACACATGGTAGGCTAAAGCCGCCATACCTTGCCAATGGCCGACGGGTGTTGCTAAAATGATTTCATGGTCAAT